ATTGTAAAAAATGTAAAAGGATCTGAAACTGTTGAAGTTAATTTATTAGTTTTACGTCTTGCTTTGGATTTCATATCTTTTCTAATTAAGATTCTGAGATAAGCAGACCTTGATGTTTCTTCATCTCTGTTTTGATCGAGCCATTCAATAAGGTCTGGATCAAGAAACATGGTAATTTTAGTTTTTGCCATTCATGCCGACTAACTATTATTCATTATTATAGCATGACATAGTATTGTCAAGAGGTTGCTAATTATGTGTTATAAGCTAAATCTCCTAAAATTCTTCTCCTTATCCTTATACATATATGTATATATATAATATATATATATTATTAATACATACATATATAGTTCTTATAAATAATATTTATATATTTAATAATATTCTTTTTCTTTTGGTTCTTTTCTTTTTCTTAAAGCATTTCCATTCATAGTTGTTATTATATCTATTTGCTAGTATATTAATATAAGTTTGCCATTCATTATGAATAAGAATCTAAAAAGAATTAGCGTTTCTGTTGATGAAGATGATTACCAGGAATTGAAAGACCTTTCAAGAGCTGGTTTATCTGTTGGTTTTTTAATTAGAGAAGCTATACATGATTTTATTGCTAAAACTAAAAAATAATTATTGTTTAGAATATTTACCTTTTTCTATTAACCAATCAAATTTATTTATATGTCTTTCACAGTTCTGACATCTTTTTACAGTCCAAGATAGATGACCTGTAGTTGTAATAGTTTGACACTCAGGGCATTTTATTACTGCACCTGAGTATCTTTTACATCTTGAGTATCTTGTTATTGGTACAAATTCAATCATCATAATCTTCCTCAACTTCTACATATTCTTCAAGTTCATTTACATCTTCAGATAAAGCAAACTCTTCAGCTTGTTCTCTCGATCTAGCTTCAACATATTTGTATGTGATTGAAGTTGTTTTTACAATGTATTTAGTCATAATCCATCATGCCATTTAGTGCCAAAACTACTCATCATTTCTTCATCACTAGGTTCATAATCTTCTATTGGTTCGGGTAAAGATTTTTGTATTTGCGGTTTATAAATAATATATGGTTCATCATAATCGTCATACATATATGAATTTTCTTCCCACCAATCATCTATTAGACTCTTATCATTAATTAAGCTAAAACCTTCATCTGATTCACAGCAAATATCAGTAAAATATTCTATAAAATCATCTAAAAATTCTGGTAATAGATTAAATTTTTCAGCTATTTCTTTAGCTTTATCTTCACAATGTTCATAAAATTGTTCAGATAGATATTCGTTATCTTTTTCTTCCATTATTTGATCTGGTAATGGGTTATCAATCATTTTTATTCTCCTTCAATTTTGAATAAATACGATCATATGCTTTTCTATCAGAATGAGTAAAACAATCATCATTTATATAATCAATCATGTATGTAAATACATCATCTAATAACTGAGATTCTTTTTTTGTAAGATTTAAAATCATTTTATAAATCCTCCTCTATGCCTAAAACATTGCAATCAATATCCCAACTAACTGCTGAGTTATCAATATTGTTTTTAGCTAGTGCTTCGCTAATTTCATCAGCAATATATTCTTTTACTTTATCTGGTAAAAGAGTGTAAACATCAATTTTCATAAGATTTTCGGTAACGAATTTTCGTTTTTAAAATACTGGACTTACAAGATTCATCAGCCAAGAAACAAAGCTAGCTCTGATTACTCTATCTATGCCAGTAAATTATTCCACCCGTTTTAAGAAGTGAGATAATAATATATTCATAGCTTTTTCTTTTTCTTCTATACCAGAATTTATATCGCTATATATCTTTTTTTGATCTAAATATATTTGATGTTTTAAATTAATTTTATCCTGTCTTTTATCATGTATTTCTATCTTATTTTCCTTATCCCATTCTTCTATATCTGATTCATTTACGACTATTTCATACCAGTGATAAAAAGTACTTTTATGAACACCAGTAAACCCTTTAATACATTCTTTTATAACTTCACTTTCAGTTAATCCTTTTCTAATTAATTCTTTCATGTACTCCATACATGATTCTCTATTTGGATTTATATTTACCATTATTGATTCTCCTCTAATAACTTCTTTTCTTCTTCAGTTAAACAATCATAATGAACCCTATATGCACCATCAGAAAATTCTGTTGGTTCTAAATCTCCAAAAACGTCATAAGGTGTACAATCTTCATCACAATAAATTTTTTCATTACATCTATCACACTCATGCCAGTTACATTCTGGACATAACCAACCTATGTATTCATCATTATCCGCAGGGATTCTATTTACAAATAAACCAGTACCGAATGCAGTAGATTTTAAACACTCTACGCATTTATCCCCTATATCAACTTGTTTACATTGATAAGTCATTCTTCTATACCTTTAAAATCTATTTTTGTTATCGCACTTAATCCATTTGGATATTTATTAATTAATTCTTCAAATTCTTTATCCGTACTATTCCATAAATACTTTTCAGCATTTTTTTTACATTCTTCCATAAAATATATTGAAAATTTCTTTTCAATAATTTTCATTTGACATTCGATCTCTTTTTGAAATAAAAGTGATTCAGTATCATCTTTAATAATTACACTTTTCATTAATGCAAGTGTCATTAAGTCTTTAGCAGTTGATAATTTCATAATTCAATACCTTTTAATTGATCTTGATACCTTTTGTTGGCATAATAAATTGCTGATTTTTGTATTTCTTTATTAGTAGAATTTTTTGGTCTATTATTTAAAAACCAATTCAATTCTTCTTTATAAATCTCTTTTAAATTTTTCATAATTAATTAAAATTTAGTTTTAGTTGTTGTTTATCCATTAATTCTTTTTTATCTTTCTCTTTTTGTTTTTTATCTAATAAATCTATACCTTTTTGTCCTAATGTATTTCCTAAGTTATTCATTATTGTTTCACTTAAATATTCTCTAAGTGAATAATTTATATCTTCTTCTTCTAAATCAAATAATTCAAAACAAGTGCCTATCATATTACAATCCCATTCTGAATAATCCTTAGTCCATAAATCTAAACTGTTTTTATAACTTGAAATAAATCCTGATCTACTTGTAAATCTATCTTTTATTTTTTCTTCTAATTCTTTTTTGTAGTTTTCAATTATATATTTAATAAAATCTATACAATGATTTTCTTCTATCTCTATAAAAATTCTATCTGTACTAAAGTTATATTCTTTAGGACTTGTAAAATACTTATAAGTTGCCTTTAATTTAAATCCTTTTAATCTCTCATTAAGTGCATCAATATAAAAATTTGTATAATCTTCAGCTATTTGATTATAAAAATATGATCTATTAATACTTAAATAGTTATCCCATAAAATTTGTTGCTCATCTTCATTTAAATCGAATGTGTCAATATCCCATTCTATTTGTTGGCCTATTTGATGATCTATATCAGCATCAATAAATGAATTATAAAAACCATCAAAAGGTATTGTTGATTCAAGTTTTTTCATTGTTTTCAAAAATGTTTAGTTGTTTATAATCTAAAATTGAAATATAATATAATTTTTTTAATATTTCCTCTACTTTTTCTTTCTCTAAAGTAGCTTTAAAACTATCTTTTAAAACACTATAAACTAAACTATATTCTTCATAACTTAAATAATTTTTATTATTATTCTCTTTATTTATTTCTTTTATTGTATTTTCTTTTTCCATACTATCTATTATTAACTGTCTTATCATATGTGATCTATTAACAAGGTTAAAACGTCTTTTACATTGTCTTTCTAAACTCTTTAATTGTTCACTTGTTAAAGTGACTTTCACTTGTTCAGTATGAACAAGAGTACTTAATCTTTTTTTATTCATAATTCTCCTTTATTTAAAAGTCCAGTATTTTAACTTTAAATATTCCTTAGCTTTATTCTCTATTGTTAATGCAACATAAGGATTCACTTTAATAAAATCACTTACTTGCTCACTTGATAAACCACTTTCAAGACAATATTCTTGATATGCTTTATTCCAACATTGTGAAGTCCATTTTCCGGTCCAATTCATAATTTTTCTATCCTTACAAGTGAATATTCATATTCTTCTATCTCTTTATATTCCTTTTCAGAAATAGTATATGGACTATGCTGAACTGTATAATCAATCCTATGTTGAACTTCATCATTTAACCATTCTTCGGCTTCATATTCATGTTCAAAAGTCTTGATAACTGGGTTTGTATCAAGTGAATCAATCGCATAGGTAACTTTATAATTCATAATTAATACTCACTTTCTAAAATTTTTCTTAATCCCTTTTCATCATTCATGGCGTATGCTTTGCGAATACTTTGCTTTTCATAGTATTCTGAACAATCAATTAAATATTCTCCCATGATTTGTTGAAATTTAAATTCATTCATGGGTTCTATTTTTTGTTTTTGGCCTTTAATAGGCTTTGTTAGTTCATTCATTGTAAGATTTGTATAAACTAATTAAATGATAGCATAATAGTGTTTATATGTATATAATTTATATCATTATTTGTTTATAAGTATTTCTTATATAAACTAATAAAAAAAAAGAGTCTTATTTTTAAGACTCTCTAAAACTTGGAGCAATTATTCCATAATTTCCCCAGTCACTATAAAAAGGATATATTTTATTATCTCTCATATAGTCAGAATCTATCTTTAGAGTGTATCCTCTAGCATCACCATTGAAAAAAACTGGGATATTTTGATTTTTAAAATTTAAAAGTTTATCAACTTTATTTAAAATATCATCAATTATTTTTTCTTGTTGTTTCTCATCTTCACAACCATAATTACAAAATTGGGTTGCTATTGAATGAGCTTTATTTTCTATTCTGAATAATTTTTTACATAATTCTATTTCATTTATAGAATCATCAAGATTAAAAACTCTTTTTAAATCTTTTCCATGTTCAACAATGTTTTTATACATTGTTTCTTTTTTTTCAGTTGTTGTTGACATAACAATAAATTGTAAGATTTTAATTAAATTAATTAACTTAATAATTAATTTTTTCTAGGTAGTTTTTTAGACTACCTAAAAAGAATTAATTTATTTTTTTAGTTCTGCTTCACTTTTTTGAAATAACATTACATCATCAAGTAATTTTAAATTTTTATTGCAAGCAGTTAAACTCTTTTTATATTGAGTTTCTCCTTTTTTAATGTTTTGTTGATATTGTTTCTTATCCTCTAGTAACTTTTTTCTAAAAGATAAATAAAAGGTTTTTTCTTGATTTGTCAAACCTTGAATAACTGGAATAGGCATAATTTTATAAAAGAATTAAGAATAAAAATAAATAAGGAATTAATATAAATTTCATTTTTTTATACCTTTTCTAACCAGCTTTTTAATGTCTCAACTTCCTTTTCTCCTAACTCTTGAAAAAAAGGAATTAAAGAATTAATAAAATAATCTTTATAAAAAATAACCTCTATCCCGTTATGTTTATCTTCCATAATCGTTAGAGATAGTTGGTCATCTTCTTTGTGTACTAATGTACACTCTTTAATAGTTCCAAAAGTGAAATGTTTGATGTTTGTGTATTCTATTTGCATTGTTTGTAAGATTTGAAATTTAGTTAATTTGTTTTTGTTTTGGTTTATCATCTTCTTAAATGCTTTTTAAATGTCTTGTAATAGTCTTACAACTTGTTTCGAGTGTGTTTGTATCTCTTTTTGTTGTTAACTACTATGGGATAATTTAAAAGCAATAGAAAATAATAAACTTAATTAAATAATAGCGAAATATATACAACTTTATATATTATATTACAATAACTTAACATAAACTTATTTATATATCATTATGAATTAATATAATATTAATTACAAATCTTATTATGACTATCAAAGAATTTTTAAATAGTGAATACGCAAAAGAACTAAGTACAATAATTAAAAAACAAGAACCGACAGCAACAACCACAGCGATCAAAAAAACACTAGAGGTTAATTTTAGACAACTAGAATATAATGGATATTTTAGACGCAATAGCAAAAAAGATTTATTGAATAATAGCTGTAAGGAACTATGGGAGTTCGTAGACGCTTGTAACCCTGATATACCTATTAGAAAATAAAAGCTATTACAGAGGCTTACAGAGCGGCTAGGGGACTAGTTGCAAAATATTTTTTTATTTTTGTGTGCGTGGGGAACTTAAATATATATTGATTAATTTTTTGGTTCTATGCGGATTGCGAGTTCTGGAGCTTGGATATTAACTGTTTCAACGGATTCGCCTATTACTTTACCGAGGGAGTCTAGGATCTGTGCTGCTGTTTGAAGTTGACCTTTTTTGACTGCTTTATTGAATAAGCGTATTCTCATTGCTTGAAGGCGAGGGAGCATAGTTTCTCTATCTTTTTCCCAATCTTCTTTATTCCATTCTTTAACTTTTTTCCAGTCTTGCCATGCGGTTACTTCGGAAATTGATTCAATTTTAGCGTGTTCTAGGACGAGGGCTCTTGTTGTTTTGCCTTCTAGTTGGCGGGTGTATAGACGTTGTGATCTTTCTTGTACTTGTTGTGCGGAAGAACGAGCACGAAATCTAATATTTCTTTTAGGTTGTTGTATTGGTTGATCTGTAGGAAAAGTAGAAGAAGCCACGGACTTACTTTTTGTAGTATTTATTGGAATAATAACCTAAAAAAGGAGGAATAGGCTATAAATAGGGGGTATTAGTTGAATTTTCTGTTATTTTTAAGGTTATGGCAGTTAAAAATGCAAATGATATAAGTTTAAGGTATGCACAGGGGGAGGTATTCAATAGTGACAAAAGATTTCGGGTGTTGGTTGCAGGAAGAAGGTTTGGTAAATCATACCTTTCCTGTATTGAACTGCTCAGAGGAGCTATCAATCGACCTGGAGAAGTTTATTTTTATTGTGCTCCTACTTATCGTATGGCGAAAGATATTGCATGGAAAGAACTGAAGAAGTTAGTGCCAAAGGTGTGGGTTCAAAGTAAGAATGAAACAGATTTAAGGTTGGATTTGATTAATGGGTCGAGTATTGAATTGAAGGGAACAGAAAATGCTATGGCATTGAGGGGAAGAAGTCTTGCTGGTGTTGTATTAGATGAGGCTGCATTTATGGATAGAGATGTATGGGCTGAAGTTATTAGACCTGCTTTAGCTGATAAACAGGGTTGGGCTTTGTTTATTAGTACACCTGATGGAACTGCAAGCTGGTTTTATGATATGTGGTGTTTTTGTGGCGAGAGAGAGTGGGAAGATTGGCAAAGATGGAGCTTTACTACGATTGAAGGGGGTAATGTTAAGGAAGAAGAGGTTGAAGCGGCTAGAAATCAATTAGATCCGAGGACATTTAGACAGGAGTTTGAAGCTAGTTTTGAGAATTTAACTGGTCTTGTCGCTGTTAGTTTTAGTGATGAGAATATTGATAGAGACATACAGGATTTACACATGATGCCTTTGTTGTTGGGATTAGACTTTAACGTAGACCCGATGGCAGGAATTTGTGCATATAAGCATGACAATAACCTCTATGTGTTTGACGAGATCATGCTAACGGGTGGTGCTACCACTTGGGATTTTGCAGAAGAGGTTACTAGAAGATATGGGGTAGATCGGAGAATCATTGCCTGTCCTGATCCTACTGGTAGTGCTAGAAAAACAAGTGGGGTGGGAGTTACAGATCATACGATATTAAGAAGATCTGGTTTTACAGTTTTAAGTCCAAAAAGTCCGTGGAAGATTAGAGATAAGATAACTGCTGTTAATACTGCTTTATTAGATGCAAATGGTAATCAAAGAACTTTTATACACCCAAGATGCAAAGAATTGATAAAAGCACTTAGAACGCTTACTTATGCACCGAATACTGGCTTACCTAATAAAAATTTAGGGGTTGACCATGCTTTTGATGCTTTTGGTTATCTTTGTCTGCAACAATTCAATCTTGCAAAACCAGAGACACTAGGGCAAACTTCGTTTAGAATATATTAAGATACCTAATTCTTACTATGTACCACTCTACGACTAAGAAAAAGAAGAAGAAAAAGAAAGGAGGTAAGAAGCGTAGTGAATGTTCCTGTAAATAAAGCTCTTTACGCTAGAGTAAAAGCCGAAGCCAAGCGTAAGTTTAAGGTATATCCTAGTGCTTATGCTAATGCGTGGCTTGTACGAGAGTACAAAAAACGTGG